ACCGAAAATTTTAGCTAATAATTTAAATTCTTGTTTAAGACCTACGTACAATCTTTTATGGATCGCTGACATCACTCTTGAACCACGTTCTAAAAGAGCTACGGTTGTACCAACAGCCGCCTGCTGATTCCCGTCACCAACCTGCATGTCAGCAATGGACGCGAAACGTTGTCCTGCTTGAACCACTATACCCATTAACTGTAATAAGGTTTGTGATGGTTCCTTGTATGGTAGGAATACGAAAGCATCTTTTAGATTACCACCTGGAGTATCAACATCTTTGAATTCTCCTGGTTGAATTGCAGTGGCATCGTCTTGTACTCTGACACCTCTCTGTTTAAATCCTGCTGGTAAGTTTGATAATGTACCTGCATCTAATAACTGACGGAGAGCCGAAGTTGCAGTACGACTCAAACCGCCAATCATATGAATTAATCCTAAACCATAAAAACCTAGTCCTGGCAGAAATTTGAAATGGACAAAGTAATTAATTTTAAGTTTTTTTGGATCATCAGCTGCAAAGTTTCGTCTAATAGACAAAACTTTTCTACTACCTTCTTCGATTGTAACGACGTAAGGTAATTTTATTCCTGTTGGTTCTCCATCTTCACCAACGTCTTCGAAACCTTCTAAATCTAAATTAACGTGACACTCTAGTAAAGTATATAAGGCATCAATTCTGCTGCTTTTTGAAATACCTTCTACTTGTCTTTCTTTTTCATCTAACTCACTAGTAACTGTTCCAGTTGGTTTTGTAAGTTCGATATCAGAATAGAATCCAGCAACTTGCTGTTTTCTTAAATCGTTCTCAGATATTTTTAAAACATGAATAACTGCTTCCGCATCTTCTAGAGAGGTTGCAGTGTAAGGTACTACTAAATCATCTGCTGGGATAAATTTAGAGACGGCTCTACCTAATAAATCATCGTAATAAACTTTTTTAAATGTTGAACCTGATAATGGAAGATAGAATAACATCTGATCAAACTCAGGTTCGTATTCTTTCATCTGATCCATCAATTGATAGTTCATAAAATTCTTAACTCTTTGTGCTTGCATTTCCTTTTGAGGATTAACTGCACCCATAACCATGGTTCTAACTGGACCATCTGAAGGTAGTAATTCTTTGTAAGCTAAAGATTGAAATTGAGTTACAGCTTCTGCAAGTACTGGGTGAGTTGCACCACTTGCTCCTTGAAAAGGTTCAGTTCTGTTTGTATATTTAAATCCTAATAAATCAAGACCAGTGATGTAGGCTCTTTCCCAATCTGCTCTTGATGTTTTGTATTCTTGGTAATCAGATTGTAATTGACCTCCGATTTCATCGGTAATGTCTTCAGGTAAAAGATCTGAAAGGTTAGCATCGTGATTTCCACCTTCTTCAATATTTACTTGACTAGGATCAAAGTCGATAGTCGCTCCACCATCTTCTTCATCTGTAATTTCAACGGGACCTTGTCCGGTTTCTTCAACCTCTTCAATTTCAACATCTTGTGTAATTTCGTCTTCCGGTCTTGCAACATTGGGAAGAGACTTATCTATATCTGCCATATTTTTTATCCTGTATTGGTTTATCTTGTTTCTTGTCTTTAATCAAGCCTTGTGGATTTGGTCCACTAACCGGCGGGATTGCGTCGAACTTAACATGTTTCATGTTTTTTACAAGCGTTGGATTGTCCGTGGTCCGTGGCTTTGTTAAGTACGCCATCATTTGTTTATATTCTTTAATTTTCATTATTTAGTACTGTTCTTAAAATTCATATCTAGTAATTCTTCTACAAACTCATCGTAATAATTACCAGAGTCATCTGTAATAGATGTATGATAGGCAATCTTTTCTTTGTCTGTCATTTTGGCAACTTTTTTTGAAAATTTATCATAATTATCTTTTCCATATGTTTCATCTTTGTTTTTAAATTTATTTAATAAGTCGTCAACACCTTGACCTCCCATATCATCGTAGTGTTCAAATTTTACGTTATGTCCTTTTTTTTGTAATTCTTCCATTATATAAGCTGCTTCCTCAGTAGAAATATCTTCATAATCATCGGTAAATTTACCATCCTTACCTTTAACTTTATTACGTACTACTTTGTCTCCAAATTTAGTTCGACTATTTTTCATAATAACCGCCAAAGATTTTTTAACTGCATCGGTTAAACCACTTACATCAATACTTGAACTCTGACGGCCCACTGCCATCAAACCATTCTCTGTCATTTCGTCAGAATCATCAATAAGAGTTTTTAGTGTAAGAACTGCATCTGGAGTTGATTTTGTTTTAGTGGCTTTAATTCCTCCAAGTCCAATTGATTTTAATGCAACCATTAAGCCTCCTGAAGCTACTAACTTATTAAAATCTCTTCTACCTTCTCCTCGAGCAGTTAAAGTTTCATCAACTAATTTCTCTAAAGTCTTGTTCTCTTTTACTTTACCTATTGACTGACTTAATTTCTTTAATGAATCTCCTCCTTTAAATAAATTTTTTCCAGCAGCAAAGATTCCGCCCATATTAGCAAACTCTCCTCCTAATTCTAAGAGGCCTCCAACAGTTCTTGCTTCCGGTGTTAAATTTTTTCCACCTTCTTCTACTAAAGAAGCTAACCCTAGTTTTTCCGCTAATGCACCGGTTTCTATATTGTCACCAAATTTTTCAAACATTTCACCTCCAACAAATTTTGCACCTACTCCAGGTAATCCTGGTATTTTATCTCCTGCTTTAAATAAAGGTTTTCTAATCATATCGGAAGCTAACTCGGTTGCTGCGAAAGGAAGTTTACCTACAAATTCAGCTATATTAGTTGCCCCTTTTGCAGCGCTATTAACGTAGTAAGGGACGTTCTTATAGTTTACCATTCCTCCAATTTTATCTACGACACCTGCTTCTTGGTAATTGGTCCGTGGTTCCTGGTCCATGGAGCTTGGACTCTCCCCTAGTAATCCTGCTAGACCTCCACCTGCATATTTTTCTAAATAATTTTGATCATCTTGTATTTGGTTCGTAACCATTTCTCCAACTTCCCCAAACAGTGGTTTAATAATTCTCATGTATTCAACTTCAGACAACTCACCATTATTAAAAGCTTTTTTAGCAAACTCACCTACTAAGTTAGCGTAGGTTTTTGTATCCAATGTATTCGCCGCAGCTTTAGTATTTAACATATCTAATGTTCTTGAAAAATTTTTAGGTTTAGGTTTTGGTAAAACCATGTTGCCTTCGTTGTAACCAATTCTACCACCTTCTGCTGCCATTTGTTTAGAATCCATAACTTTTTTTCTACGCATATTTTCTAAATATTCTCTCATTAATTGTTCCTCATACATTTTTTTATCATTCATTTCTCTATCTTTTAAATACATTTCAAAATTCTTACCATCACTATAAGGAACTCTAGCTGTGTCGTTGTCCTGACCTAATAAATAATTTAATCCTGTTGAAGTTGTAGCTTGTCCTCCTGGAGCAATTTGCATGTTTCTTGCCATCAAGGCATCTGAACCATGACCAATGTCTGACATATCTTCACCTACCATTGCTTGACCACC